GGGTATTCGCCGGATTTGACCTTCTCCCAGACGTCGTCGTCGGTTACGTAGAAACCGATCCACCAGCCTTCCGGGACGGTGCCTTCGGGAAGTCCGAGGGCAGCCTGCTTCTCTTTGGTGAATACCATGCTCTCAATGAGGACGGCGCATCCGCCGCGTTCGTGCATCTCTCCGCCTTCGCGGTAAAGCTCCACGAATTTATAAGCCGCCTGCTCCAGCTCTTCGATGTCGATCATGTCTTCGTGCCAGTCGACCAGCTGCTCTCCGGCGGCGCTCACGGAGACGTTTGCCCAGCCGAAGGCGAGGCGTTTGTCGTCGTCCGATTTTGCTATCTTAAATCGCCCGGTTACCCCGGACGCTTTTCCGATTGGCTCCTTCTTCAGAGCCTCCTTGAATGTGAACATTGTCGTTCCTCCTATTCTGCTTCTTCGTAGCAGATGGCGCATCTGCAGCGTGGGTGTGCAGGCGGGGTTTGCTTCTGTCCACCGTATAGGCTTTTGCCCTGGTACTCGAAGCTGTCGCCGAGGTCTACCGCGACGCCATCCAGGGCGCCGCATATTCCACAGACGCCTTCGTCTGCCGCCGTGCTCCATACCGCTTTCATCCTGGGGAGCAGTCCTGCGTCCTGCGCCTGGTGAATTGCGTCGTCTGCACCTTTGTTGTAGGCATACGCCAGCTCCGTCTCGGCTATCATTTGAGCGCGCTCCCGGTGCTGCCTTCCGGCGTACCGTGCGGCTGCCTCTCTGGCTCTCTTGGCGGCGGTGGTTTCCTTCATGGTGGGGTTATCCTCCATGAGCTTCGCCTTTACCTTCTCGTAATAATGCGCGTTGGCGAGTGCCTGGGGTTCTGTCAGTCCGATGGTCGGTCTGATGATTCGGGCGAGTTCGTCAACGGTCATGTGTCCTTTGGCGGTGTAGTGGATCATGCTGGAGACCGCTTCCTTCGCTTCGTCGCTCATCTGCGTGATCCATTCGGCGCCGTGGACGGTGATCCAGTTGTCGATGCCGGTGGTCATAGGCATATAGAGGTCGGGGTTCTGAAGAAGCGCGGCCGCGATGTCCTTGCCGCCTTTGAAGGTTGCGCTGTCAAGTATCGGCTTCAGGTGGGTGTTGAAAAATGCCACGTAGTCGTCCTGCCAGTTCGTGAATTCTTCCTCGGTCATATAGCCGAGGAGAATTGCTTCGCGCAGTTGCTTGTATGTGATAGCCTGCTGTTGGTCCTTCCACATGGAAATGAGGAGGCGCACCGGCTTCCGCTGATTCGCATTCAGGAATGAATTCAAGCGGTGCAGAGCGTTCCTCTGGTTCCTTGTTTTGGTTTTGGCGAGCCTTTTGTGCTTATGGGTATGTTTCATCGTCTCGCCTTCCTTCCGAGCCTCTGGCGTGCCTTTTTGGCTTTTTCCAGGTCTTCTGCGTCTTCTTCCTCGGTGTCGAGGTCGTCGTCATCCGGGGAGACGTTGGAGCTGGGAGGCTTTGTGGGGTTTTTCTGGTTGCCGTTCGGGTCGGTACCGCCGTCGCTGGCCGACGTGTCTTCTTTGTCGTCCCAGTCTTCGAGGCGTTCCGGCATTCCGGCTGCGTCTCTGACGAAATCTTCCAGACCTTCGTCCGGGATCAAGACGCCGCATCCTACCATCTGGTTGATGAAGTTGCCCAGTTTTTCGAGGTTCGCGTCCTCCACGTCGCCGTGTGTCAGCTGCGGGTAGTCCGTGATGCCTGCGAAATGGTCGCCGTTTATATCGATAAGGGCGGGAATTGCGACGTTGTTGAAAACTTCGCAGATAATGTCGAGGTATGAGCCGATCGCCATGCTGAACATCTTCGTTTTGTTGCTCGAAAGCGCGAAGCTGCCGACGCTCTGGTGTCCCATCAGGATGAAGTCCGCCAGTACCGTCATGGCGATTCTGCTGTCGTAGCGCTCGATGATGGCGCTGGTGTCAAACTGCCGGCGTCCGCCGGTGCTCAAAAGCTCCACCTTCCAGCCGTTCGGCACGACCAGTCCTTCGAGGCTGTCGCGTCTGATGTTCTGAACGACGCGCTCTGCTGCCACTCGCATTGCGACCATTTCCGGATCCTCTTCGTCCCAGATATTCAGTCCTTCCGGCGCGGTCATCGTGGGAAGTCCGGCGAGGTCTCTTTCGATACCGATGCCTTCGATCTCCTGAATGCGGCGCTTGAAGTACCAGTCGCGGTATGCGTTTCGCAGGATGCTTCGTCCTTCGGGGTTGCCCTTGCGGCTCTTGGTCTTGAAAAGCAGGAGCTTCTCGATCGGGATGTTAATCAGTCCGAAGTCCGGAGGCGGGTTCTGTACCAGACCGACGATGTTGTCGTTGTCGTCGTACAGCCATTCGTAGAGCGTCTCTTGCGCTCTGATAGGGAGTTTCTGCCAGCCGATGAGACCGTCCGTGTACTTGCTGCGAAGGCGCGGGTCTTTCCGCTTACCGCAGCGGCGCTTGTATACGATTTCGTGGGCGCTCCAGCCGTAGGTCAAGAATGAGAGGATTTCCGAGATCGCGTCGCTCCAGGTGTCGCACATATCGTCCATGCAGGAGAGCACGAAGTCTCGCGCTTCTTCGTCTGCAGGTGTGGTTCCGCCTGGTTGCACGTCCCAGATTGCCTGGCGTATTAGCATTTCGATCGCAAAGAGAATAGCGCCGACGACGTCGTCGTTCTCGCTCATCTCCTGGTAGACCGCGATGCCTTTTCTGCCCTGCAGCTCCTTCAGGAATTCCTCGTAAAAAAAGCCGCCGTATCGTTTCTGACCGAGGCGACCGAGTTCTTTCATGCTGTTTGCCATTGTGTTTCCTCCTTTCTTCGGGTTGTTATATTGCAAAAGCACCGGGAAGGGTGCCACTTGCCGTATTGAAGGTTTAAGGTTACCCATTTGAGGGTTAAGGTTTAAGGTATAAGGTTTGAGGGTTAAGGCGAGGATTGTTCTGTGCTTTTCCGATGCTCGCACCGTACTTGTATAATGCTTTGGTTATCTTCCGCGCCAGTAGCTCTCTTTGGAGAGTGTCGTGCTCTTTGGTGGTCCGGTGGTTGTCGGCTTATCCATCAGGTAGAGGATGCCTTGCACCAGGGCGTCCACGGTGTCCTTGAATGTGCCCTTCGGGAATATCAGAAGGTCTTTTATGAGGTCGTGTACCCAGGGGTGCGTCTTCGGGTCCGGGAAGTGAATATTCCCCGCCTCGAAGTAGGGCGTCACGCTGATCGCACGTTCTTCCTTGCTGCCCTTCGGGTTGAATTCCACCATGCCGGGGATCTCCTTCTTCAGAAGGTCAACGATGGCGGGTCCGTTTGCCTTGTTCTCGACCACCTTCGCTCTGGCTCTGCTCCATTTGCCGGAAAGGGTTCGGACGGCTGCGACCGATTCGGTGAAGCTCATCTTGTCGTTCACCAGGTCTTTGATGTAAATGTCCGAGCCGTGTCGTCCCATGACGTAGCCGGCTACCTTTGCGGATCCTTCGCTCTTGGTGAATGCCATGTCCCAGCTCTGGATGTCCATTGTGCTCGGTGCCGCTCCGTCGCTGTAGAAGTTGTTCAGCCAGTCGCGCTTGAATATGACGCCTTCTGCCGGTGCGGGTACCTGCTGGAATTGTCCCGCATACTGCAGGCTTCCCATTGATTTCTTCAAGCCTGCCAGGACTTCGCGGTCGAAGCGCTGCGGGTTCAGAATGTCGCCCTCTTCCCGGACGATCGTCTTGCCGGTCTTCGGGAACGTTATCACCGTGCGCTCCGGTGCTTCTGCAGGGAGGCAGAGGTGGGTGTATCCGAGGTCTTCCGATAAAACGTAGCCGGTGAGGTCGTTTTCGTGCAGTCGCTGCATGATGATGATAATGGCGCCGGTCTTCGGGTCATTCAGTCGCGTCTGGAGCGTGTTTTTGAAGAAGTTGATGCTGTTGGCTCGCTCCGTCTCGCTGTTCGCCATGAGCGGGTTCTGCGGGTCGTCTATGATGATTACGTCGGCACCGTTACCGGTGATAGCGCCGCCGACGGATGTGCTGTACATCATGCCGTGGTGGTTGTTCTCGAATTCGTTCTGACGGTTGACGTCGTCCTTGAGGGTGAACGTCTCGCCCCAGTTCTCCTGGTACCACGGACTGGTGATGATGTCTCTGGTGAGAATGTTGTGCTTTCGTGAGAGGCTGTCGCTGTAGCTTACCTTGATGAAGCGCTTCTCTGGGCGCTTCGCCCACGTCCATGCAGGGTAGCAGACGGTGGCTTCGATGGACTTCATGTGTCGGGGCGGAATGTTAATAATAAGGCGCCGGCATTCGCCGTCGTTTACCGCCTGCAGGTGCTCTGCGATCAGTCCGATGTGCCAGTTGTCCACGTATGTCGTGCCTGGTTCGATAACTGGCCACGCCTGCACGATGAAATCTGAAAGGCTGCGCTCCGCCTTCTCCTTCAGGATTGCGGCGTGAAGCGCTCCGGCATCAAACGCCGGACTTTGAATGTACCTTTCCCAGTAGCTGTTCAAGCTGATTCAGCTCCTCATCGGAGAGAGAGGAGAGGTCGTGCTGCGTCTCCACCGATACCTTGACGGTGCCTTTGTGTGAAACGGCGCCGCTGACGTTCTGGTTCTCGGTGCTTTCGCCTCGGCTCAATCTCTCGATTTTTACTCCGGTGTCCGCCAGCCTTACCAGGTCGGAGGCGGTGATTTGCTCTTCCGGGATCGTCAGGAGGCGCTTGGTGGCTTTCTTGATCATCTGTGAAGCAAGCAGGGCGTGGTTCTCGCGCATCTTAATGACGGCGGTTTCCTGCGCCTGCCGTGCTCGGTAGTCGAGGTCTTTGTCGTAAGCCTCGCACCGTGCTGTCCAGTCGAATTTGACCGAGAGAAGCTCCAGGGGACGTGCCGCCTTGAGGTTCAGCTGCGTTGCGAGCCTGCGGAGGCTTCGCTTGTTGAGTCTCCTGCCGTCCTGGTACGCCATGTCTCTGTAAGCGCAGAATTTTGCATACTGGTCGGCGTTCTCGCCGGGGATCTGTTCCCAGATGTCTTCCGGCATT